CACTATGGAAGTCAGTCTTTTGATGGAGATTATTTAAGCTATCAAAACCTACAAAAGTTTGAACAAAAAAATGCAGAGACAATGTTTAATATCTACGCCGAAAGATGCGTCAAGGGGCAATTCTTTAAAAATTTATTTAAAAAGAATATTACGCCTAACAAGGTTAAAGATTATTTAAAAGAGCACTTAAAAAATGGGGACTGGTATATCACACCAGAAGAAGCTGTTAATTATGGTTTTGCAGACGAGGTTAAATACTACAAATGAGCGAGTATAAATATATGGCAAGCTGGCGAGAAGAAGATGTTGTTACTAACAATATCACAGAACTGCCAAAAGAAGCTGTATGGAAATACTGGGATGGTAAGCTAAAACAAGGGCAAGATCCCCCTCGGCGCGTTATTATATTGATGACTGGCCTCATGTATAAATGGGAAGACTTTGAAAAAATTAGATTAAAGCCAAGAAAGAAAAAATGAAAAAAGAACTACAAGATATAGCATCTGAAAGGGCCGTACTAGCAGGATTATGTCAATACGGCCTTGATTGTTTATTGGAAATAGATTTTATTGATAGTAGCTATTTCAATAATGATTTAAATCAAGCTTTATTTAACTGTATTCATCCGGCAGCTATATCTGGCAATAAGGTAGAGCTTACATCTATTTTATCTAAGGCTGGAGAACTTGGGCTTCTTTCTATACTAAATAACCCAGACGAAATAGGGTTTATTAGGTCCTTATTTAATTTTCCGGTACATAAAGACAATATAGTTATATATGCGGCTAAGTTAACTAAGCTGAAAATAGCCAGAGACATTAAGCGTACATTAAAATTATGTGATCAAAAAATAGATAATATAACAGGTGAAGAACCTATTAGTGATATTGTTGCTATTTTAGAAACCCCAGTTTTAGATCTAACTACTAAGGTATACGACACTACAGAAAATAAACCAGTCGCCATTGGAGATGAAGTAGAAGAATATGTTGAGCATAAAATTAATAATCCCACAAGCGTTATCGGTATTTCTACACCGTTTCCGCAATGGGATGCCGCCATTGGAGGGGGCCTAAGAAGAAAAACCGTCAATCTTGTAGGTGCCCGTTCGAAGGTAGGTAAAAGTCTTTTTGCTGATGGTGTAGCAGAACATGTTGCTGGCAAGCTGGGAATCCCAGTGCTAATGATTGACACAGAAATGAGCAAAGAGGACCACTATACTCGTATGCTTGCAAATATAGGCGAGGTGAAAATCAATGATATTGAAACAGGGGCCTTTGGTAAAGCCGATTATGCTAGAAATAAAATCAAAGATGCTGCCCAAAAGATCAAGAAAATGCCATACTATTATATTAGTGTGGCCGGTCAAAAGTTTGAAAATATCTTGGCAGTAATTAGAAAATGGATTTTTCAACATGTTGGATTTGACGAAAATGGTAGAACTAATGACTGCTTGATTATTTATGACTACTTAAAATTAATGAACTCAGAAAATATTAGTGCTGCTATGCAAGAATATCAAGCCCTGGGATTTTTAATTAGTGGACTACATAATTTCTGTATTAAGTACGATTTACCATGTTTAAGCTTTGTTCAGCTTAATAGAGATGGTATAACAAAAGAATCTACAGATGTTATTTCTGGCTCTGACCGTTTGTTATGGCTGTGTACTAATTTTACCTTATTTAAAGTTAAATCAGAAGAAGAACAGGCTGACGATATTGAGGCTGGCATGTCTTATTCCTATAATAGAAAACTTGTTCCTTTGTTAGCTCGCCATGGTGGATGCTTAGAAGAAGGTGATTATATTAATGTATATATGCAAGGTGAATATGCTAGATTAACAGAAGGTCCAACTAGAAATAAATTAAAAACGAGCAACAAGGTAAAAAAAGATGGCTTTGAAACAGATGGAGCAGACACAGATATTTCAAGTGTCTAAAGAACTTGCTGAAAAATCTGGAGAATTATTGCAATATCTAAAAATAGACCACAGGGATTATCAGGACACATATATGTTTTGTTGTCCAGTGCATGGTGGAGACAACATCAACGGCTGTAGCATATTAAAAGAAAATGGAGTCTGGTCATGCTGGACGCATAATTGTCAAGAAACCTTTAAAAAAACCTTATTTGGTTTTGTTAGAGGCGTATTGAGCCATAGAAAAAATAAAAAGGCAACCATGACAGAAACCATGGATGTTTGTTTGAAGTTTTTAAACAAGGATTCTATAGAGCCAACTTCGGAACTAGAATCTAAATTAAAGACAGATGCTAAGCTATTAGAGATATTTGAAAGAAAAATAATTAGAGAAACCAATTCAATAAGCAGGGAACAAATTAGATCCAGCTTAGATTTTCCATGTAGATATTATTTGGATAGGGGCTATTCCGAAGAAACTCTAAATTGTTTTGACGTTGGTGTTTGTAATAAATCTGGAAAACAAATGTTTGGAAGGGCCGTTGTGCCTGTTTACGATGAAAACGATGTATATGTTGGTTGTATTGGTAGATCATTAATTAACCATCCATCAATACCAAAATGGATTAATAGTAAGGGCTTTAAGAAATCCCAATATTTATACGGGCTAAATTTAGCTAAGCAACATATAATTAAGAAAGGCTCTGTTTATCTTGTAGAGGGACAGGGCGATGTTTGGAAAATGTTTCAGTCTGGATATTATAATACCGTAGGTCTATTTGGTTGTGATCTAAGTGATGAACAATTAATCTTATTGGAGACTAGCGGATGTATGAATGTAATTATTTTAACAGACAATGATGATGCGGGCAATAAAGCCGCAGCAAAAATTATTAAAAAATGCGGAAGAAGATTTAATTATTCTAGACCAGAATTGCCAAATAAAGATCCCGGAGATATGGCAGAAGAACAACTTAAACAACTATTGGGGGAACAATGAGTAATATAATAGTTTTTTGTGGCAAAAAGGGCAGTGGAAAAAACACCTGTTCTAATTTTTTACATGGTTATCAAATGCGTGCATATGGCATTGTTGAAAACTTTGGATTAAGAGAAGATACGGGTGGCTTAGTAGTTGATACTAAAACACTAAATGAAAACGGAGAAGAGGGCATTACTACTGGCGAAGTAGATGTATGCAGAGAAGACATGGAGTTTGCCGATTGGGCCGTATATAACATGTGGCCATTTATCAAAAACTATTCATTCGCTAAAGAGCTTAAAGAAATTTGTATTGGATTATTTGGTTTTTCTAGAGAGCAAGCATACGGAACCGATGAACAGAAAAATACATTAATTCCCCATTTGCTTTGGGAAAATATGCCAGGGGTAATAGATCCTGATCTTTATGATTCATTAATCAAAAATCATCATGGATATGGCTTAAAAGAATTTGCTGAAAATTTATACCCACATCTTCCAGGTACAATGTCTGGTCGTGAATTTATGCAATTTTTTGGTACCGAAGTTATGCGTAAAATGTATGGACATATTTGGATTAATAGAACCATTAAAAACATTAAAACAGAAAGTCCACAAATCGCCGTGGTTAGCGATTGTAGATTTAAAAATGAAGCTATCGCTATGAAAAATGAAAAGGCTAAATTGATTTATCTAACACGATCTTTGTATGAAGACAAGCATGATAGCGAAAATGGATTTGGCGACTTCGATGGATTCGATGCTATTATTGATAATCAAAATATGACCATCGAAGAAACAACTATAGAACTAATGAAAACTATTGATTCATGGGGGTGGTTAGGAGATTTAATTACAGAAAAAGATAATCAAAAAAACAAAGGAATTAAGAAGATTAAACAATGATAACCCTATATTTTAGATCGTCGAGTCTAGGATCATGGGATTATTGTCAGATGCAATATTTTATGGTTTATGGACTAGGTTGGCAGCAGCCAACATCCGTCAAGGCAAATTTGGGAACAGTAGTTCATAAGGTACTTGAATGTCTAGCCCAATGTAAGCAGAGATTGCAATATGGCGAAAAGCCAGGAATGAGAATAGAAGATAGTGAATTGGGCATTATTAAATTCACAAATAATCAGCTTAATAGTAATAAGTTTGTTATTAAGTTATTAGACATGAGTTATAACTATTATACATCTCATGATAAAGTTAATGTATATGATAACAAACAAGACTATGAATTTTGTAGGCAAATGATTGATGCGTGCCTGTCTTATAACAATGGACAATTTGATCCAAGAAAAACCAGAATTGTTGCCCCGGAAAAAAGCTTTGATTTAGAAATAAATGAGCCATGGGCAGAATTTGAATACAATGGAGAAAAAAGAAAACTACGCATTAAGGGAACGATGGATTTAATCACAGAAACCGCGCCAGATACGCTAGAATATGTTGATTATAAAAC